ACATTCACCATCTGTAATTAAACAAATAGCCTTGTCACCAAAGTTATCTAGTGACCACATACCAGGATCAACAATTAAGTCACCACTGGCTGCTTCACCCCATGCTACATAATTAGAAGAACTTGTAACAGTTGCTCCACCTGAGTGTGATGCTGCTGTAGTATTTCTTACTCCTCGTGTTACTCCGGATAAAACATTAGATGTAATTCCTGTGTAAGATATTTCTTCTGTTCCTATCTGTATGTAGTTAGTTCCTGATGATGGAAACTGTGATGCGTCTGTTAATGTAATACTTGTTGCACTATCTGTAATACCTGAAGCTAGAGTTGTAGTAAATGCTCCTACTTCTTGTCCACCCCAAGTTCCAAGAGACCAACCAAAACCTTGTGCCTGCACATCGGGTCCTATGTGATAATAATGTCTAACTCTAATACCACCAGACTCTGTTGCACCCGATCCAGATTCGTTTGACGGCATTGTAATGGTAAGCGTGTTTGATGAAGGAACTGTTGTAACCATAAATCTTATGTCATCGAAGTTTGCTGCTGCGTAATTTGAATTTGTAATAGCTGTAAAATTATCTAATAAGATAATATCTCCTGCTTCAATACCGTGGTCAGAAGAAAAATTTATAGTAACAATAGCCGATCCATTAGTTGTGCTAAATGCGTTTGTAAGCGTAGTTGTAGATTTAATAGGATGGATGTCGTAGAACACACCACCTGAGTATGCATATAAAATTCTGTTCGTCCCTATGATAGAATACTTTTGACCAGAACTATTTGTAAATTGATGTAAACCTCTGGCAGCTCCAGTTACATTGTCAGCTCCTAGCTGTTTCCAACCACCTATTTTTTCAGGTGTGCCATATCTAAACCTGACATTATCACAATCTATCCACTGGCTTTCTGCACCAGTAGAAGTGATCTGTTTGTTTATTCCAGGTAAAAAACCAATCTTTTGTAGCATAGATCTCCAGATTATAATAGATTGCGTTGATGTTCAACGTTATTTGACTATTCCTAGCATAGGTCTTTTATCATATAAATTAGACTTTGCAAACTGTCCATCTGCATGATTATAGTGTAAAAACACTTGACCACATAACTTGCCTGTAAAAGGTTCTCTCCAATGTTCTAATTCACAACCAGAGTATATAAGCATATCGCCTTGTTTTAGGTCCACTTTTATACCTTTGGGTGCACCAGACTTATGTATGTTCTTATACTCGTCTATGACGTTGTCAGACCCCGTAGGATCGATAAATATAGGCCATGGATCTCCACCTAGGTTTAATGTGGTAGATATTTCACAGCTAGGTCTATCCTTGTGTCTTTTTAAAATATTACCTTTTCTATACAGTCTTGTGTAAGAATATGTAGGAACTAATTTAAGTCCTGTTTTCTTCTGCATTACAGCTATGGTTTTTACTAGTAATGTCTCCATAAGTCTGTCGCCATATTTAGCGTAAGAGTTTGGAACTTGTGGGTCATTAAAATTACCTACAAGTTTATTGCCTTTATGAGTCATGCCATTTTCTAACATCCAAAAATCTGCTTCTGCTGATATTTGTAAATAGGTATAGGCTAGGGCTGCTACTTCTTTAGATATGGCACCACGTATTACTTGATATTTATTTTTTTTAAACATATTTATGTTTTACTTTTTCATACCAAGGAGGCATAATTTGATCTATCATACCATCTTTGTTTCTTCTTATTTGTATATCTTTACCTAATTTAAACAAAGATCTAATTTCATCGTCTGATTTAAGTTCTCTACCTTCAGGTCTATAATTAGGGTCATAGCTATTTATTATAATAGGCACTTCTTTATACCCTAAAATTTTTGCTGCTGTCATTCTATTGTTTCCAACAATTACTTTAATTTTTTTACCATAATGATGTCCATACTCTGCATATACAGGATCAAGCATGCCATGTTTTTTCATAGAGTTTAAAAGAGAAATTTTAAAATTAATTTCTTCTTTATGAAATTCAGGTCTATCTATATATTCAATTTTTTCTATGGGCAGTTTTGTATAAGTAATCATATTTGTATAAAATTATATGATACAGATATTCTCCAATTCTTCTCACCTTTTTCGGTATTCATATTTATATCAACACCATGAGGTAGCCAAGATGGAAAGAATATCATACGTCCTTCTACAGGTTCATAAGCACAGACTCTCCATAATTGTTCTGGTAGGTTATCTACTCTTCTAGGCATATGTTGATTTGGTCCTGGTCTAGGATCTTCTAAAAATAATTTACCTGATTTTTTTGGTACCTTAATATAGTATACACCCGACCACATAGAATTAGGATGTGTATGTGTTTTATTGTAACTGTAGGTTGGATTAATATTAGCCCACATATTACCAAGACCTAGTTTACCTTCTATACCATAATCTTTATTACACTCGTAAGCCATTTTAAATAATTCATCTATAAGTGGTGTGTATTCTTTTCTCTTATCCATATCTGTTTTACTGTGCCAACCAAAACCAGAGTTAGTTTTAACTTCACCTTTAGGATCTGCTTTTCGCCACTTCTTTATTTCTTTAAATAAATATTTATTAAATTCTTTAGCGTTAGGTAGATCTTTAAAATAAACAGCAGTTGGAAATAATATTTTTCTTTGTAATTGACTCATTTAAATGGTGGTCCTCCAAACCACATCACTAATGATTTTCTAACTCCTTTTTTAACTGGAGCTACTTTGTGTCTTAGAAATGATGCAAAAAATATAGCTTGTCCCTGTTTCAAGGGCAATGGTTTTTGTTCACCCAGCTCTGAAAATAAAAGATCACCACCCGTAAACTCCGATGGATCTGATAATAAACAAGTCATAGATATTTTTCTAATTGGATTCTGACCTTCTTGACCAAAAGCATTTAAATCCATGTGCCAATCATAAAAACCTTTTTTAGGGTATACGGTAAATTGTGCAGGTTCTGTAATTTGAACTCCATCAAAACCAAAGTGATTTAAGTTTACAATAGATAATTGGTTCTCAATCACTTTGTACATTTGTGGTAATTTATCAAAAGGTATCCAGGATATAGTTGTCACTCGTTTCTTGGTATCATATTCACCTTTTTCTCCACCACCAACTTTAGCCTGTTCTGGTGCACACGCATGACCTGCGTCCATAATCATTTTACATTGTTCAGGTGTAAAGATAGGTTTAGTTGTTGCGGCAACATAAGATTGCCATCTAGGCATTCTTGGTATCATTCGTTTTGCCCCGATCCAGTTCTTGAAGACACAGGATTATAATCAACATCTACATTACAAACTAATGTTCTTCTTTTTTCTTTTGTTCCGTTAAATGGGTACACAGTGTGCCTCATGTCATAAGGAAAAACATAAAAGTCTCCTATCTTCATGTTAGGTGCATAATCTGTTTTAGAAAATTGTCCATTCGCTGAACCAATAATTTGTAGTTTACCATTCATAGGTTTATCGGGAGCAGAATATTCTACACCTGTTTCTTTGGGTAATTTTAAAACCATCACAGAAGACAGACCCGAATAAAGTTTACCTTGGTGTATGTGCACAGGATTATATTCATGTGCTTTCATCTCATTAACCCAAATAGAATTTATAGATCTATAATTTTCACCAATTTTATTCCAAGTCAAATAATGATTAAATATAGAATCAAACCATTGAAGTATATCTTGTGGTAAGAAGTTATGCTGATGCATCTTGTCGTTGTTGGGACCAGAATAAAATAAAGATACTTCATCTTGTATTTTACCTACTAACTGTTTGTTAGCTGAAGGTAATTGTTTTTTTTGCCTTTCGTAAATTTCATTAAGACCTACGAATATTTCTAAAGGGACCTGGTATTTTAAGACCGTCTGACCTAAATAACAAAAATCGAACTTCATTTTAATTTCTTAGTTTTCTTATCGTCTAAAGATAAAGTGTTTTCTTTTAAACCTTTTTCTAGAGCCTCTAACTGACCTAAAATATTAAAAACTTCTGGTTGAGTTGTACCAGGTGTAATTGTTTCTTTCTGTCTTTGAAACCTTAATAGGTAAGATTTAGCTTGGTGAGTATTAACATCTCTCTTATCAAAGTTACCATCATCAAACTCTTTCTTAAGTTTAGACCAAAGAGAAACTTCTCTCATTCTATGTTTAGCAACTAACTCCATTTGTGCTTTACTATACAACTTCTCTTCTAGATCTATTTGCTTAAGTTCTTTTTCTAATGAATCTTTTTCTTTTTTAATATCTCTTCGTAGTTTTTTTATTTCAACTTCATTTTTTCTAGCATCAAATGATAGATGAACTAAGTTTTCAAAGTGTGTATTCTGTTCTCTTACAGATTGCCAATACTTTGCAGCTTTCGTTGGATATTTGTTATCTGATAACACAGAGAATCTCATTTCTGTTTCTGTACGAAACATTTGTTTCTTCATCCATGTATCTTGTAGTTCGGGTATTAATTTCTTAAAATTTTTAACATCATCCTTATCTAAGATGTTTGTTAAATACTTTGACTCTGTTTCTAATTTAGTCGCAATATTGCGTTTTTCTTTTGACATGCTATCTCCTTTATTCATTTCTAATGTCTTTATATACCTTTCTATATAAAGGTCAAGTCTACGATACAGTCACTGTAGACAATGCAGCTTCTACCGTCCATTCTTCTGTTGCACCACCTGCAGGTGTTCTTGCTCTATATGTGCCTGCACCTGTTCCTTGTGTTGTTCCGTGTGATGTTTCTGATGCCGTAGCCATATCGTTCATTTCTGTCCAAGATGTGCCATTCCAAAACTCTGTATTGTCAATTACTGGTGGACCACCTCCAAAAATCATGGCAGAAGTATATTCACTACCACCACCTGTTAAAAATGCTCTACCTGTGTTTAATTCATTACCCTCTGACCAACTTGCTCCATTCCAAGTTTCACTTTGTGCTGGATTAGTAGATGGACTTCCTCCATATCCACCAGCTAGAACTGCAGCTGTAACTGTTCCACCACCTTTTAAAAAATATCTTCCATCATTTATTTCACTAACTTCAGACCAAGTTGAGCCATTCCATTGTTCAACATTATCAATACTACTTGATCCGCCAGCGTATATTGCAGCTGTTTGTAGTCCTCCAACACTTCCACCAACATTTCGACCAGTATTCATATTATTAGCTTCAGTAAAACCTGTTCCATTATAAGTCATTGTATCTACTCTTAATGGGGTACTCTGTGCATAACCAAATATAATTCCTGCAGTTTGTGATCCTGTTGCCCCGCCTGCTGCACCTGCTGTACCTAACTCAGTGCCTTCTGACCAACTTGTTCCATTATATTCTTCAACGTCTGTTGAAGAACCTCCTCCTCCAGCTGCAACTCCTGCAGCCAATGATCCAAAATCTGCACCTTGTTCTCTACTACTACTCATTGATCCACCTGATGACCAAACACCTGATGGTATCCCAGCCGCTTTTCCAAAACCTTTTAACGCTGAACCTCCAGATAAAAATAACATACCTTCAACTAAAATACTTCCATCTGGAAAACCCCATTCCTCTGTTGCAGCTCCTGGAGCACCACCTGCTACGATACCTGATTGATTACTTGCTCCTCCAGCAGCAGTATAATATCTTGCAGTTGATAAATCATTTACTTCACTCCACGATGTTCCATTCCAAGATTCTGTCGCTGATAAAGTTGCAGTATCTACGCCGCCTGCGTATATCGCTGATGTAGATGTTCCAAAAACCCCACCTAATTGTTTTGCCTCATTTAATTCGTTTACTTCTGTCCAACTAGTCCCGTTCCAAATTTCTGTGTCATTTGCCTCTTGACCTGGATTACTTGGGTGTGCTTTTCTACCACCAGCTATTATTCCAGCAGTATAGACTCCAGCACCGCTGCTATTTAATCCTTGTCTAGCTGTATTAATTTCATTTTTTTCTGCCCAAGAAGATCCGTTCCATTCTTCTGTTTTATTTGAAAAACTTGGTTCTGAACCTCCAGCTATCACCATATTTGTTTGAGTTCCGAATCCAGCTAACTGATATCTGGCTGTGTTACAAGATGGAGAGCTTGTCCAAGAAGAACCACCGAAAGCTTCAGCAGTATTTGTTAATCCTGTACCTGCTGAACCTGCTACTGCAAGAGCTGCAGTTGTTGTTCCTGCTCCCGCTAAATCAGTTCTACCAAGAGATAAATCTCCTGTTTCTGAAAACGAGCTTCCATCGTATAATTCAGTGTTTGATAATTGAGTTCCTGGAGAAGGTGTAGTTCCACCAAAAACTACAAAAGCAGTTTGAATTCCATCTCCTGCTAGCCTTGCTCTATCAGTGTCCATAGATCCACCACTAGAAAAAGAACCTACATTTAATTGTGGATCTGTATCTTGTGTTTGTACTGTTACGCCTTTTATTTCCTTATATGTTGCCATAATTAACTCGCTGTAATTGTTTTGTTACTTAAAGGTACTGTAAATTCTTCTGTTGTAGTTACACCAGCTGGATCAGATGCTGAAGTATTTCCTCCAAACGCAATTGTTGCAGTTGAAGATCCTTGACCACCAACACCATATCTGGCTGTGGCCACATTAGCAATCTCTGTCCAAGCCGTACCATTCCAATGCTCTACATTTACTGTTCTGCTGGAACCACTATACCCTGAAGCAACTATTCCATTTGTACTTGTGCCTCCTCTTGATCCAACATTTCCTCGACCTGTATTAGTTTCTGCTACTTCAGTCCAAGAGGTACCATCCCAGTCTTCAACAAGATCTGGAGAAGGTCCTGGACCATATCCTGTAGCTCCTAAAGCTGCTGTAGAAGTTTGACCTATTCCAACGATTCCTCCTCTTGCTGAATTCATATTAGGCGTCGCTGTCCACGAAGCACCATTGTAAGATTCAGAAGAATTTGTATATCCAGATGGACCGGGTCCACTTTGTCCACCAAAAGCTAAAGTTGCAGTCTGTGTTCCTGTTCCAGCAAGTTGATTTCTAACTGTATTTAAATCGCCTGATTCTGCCCAACTTGATCCATTCCATTCTTCAGTTGCTCCTGTACGTCCTGGTGAAGCAGTACCACCATATACCAATGCTGATGTTGTAGTGCCTGATCCTGTACCACCTTCATTATTACGACCAGTTCCTAATGCTGTACCTGCTGTCCAAGAAGAACCATCATAAGTTTCAACGTTTGCTTGATATCCTACAGGAGGTCCTCCATAACCACCGGCTCTCATTGCAGCAGTTTGTATTCCTAAACTAAATAGTGCATACCCTTGTGTATTCATACTATTACTACTGGCCCACGTGCCATCAGATATATCAGATAACGTTTCTTTAAAAGCGTTTGCTGTTGAATTAAAAAATAATTGTCCTTCAACGGTTTGTTGAAATAAAGCTGAAGGTGTTGTTTCCCATTGTTCTGTTGAGGTTTGCACAGCACCTGGAGATGTACAACCAGAAAAAGCTAAAGCTTGTGTGTTACTTCCATTTGAGCTTCCACCAAGTTCTCGTCTTCCTGTGCCTAAATCACTTACCTCTGTCCAGCTAGTTCCATTCCAAGACTCTGTATTTGCAACAGCTGTTGAAAGACCACCAAAAGCTAAACTGTTTGTGCTCGAAGATCCTGATCCTGCTAATAAATCTCTGGCTGTGTTTAATTCATTGACTTCAGTCCAAGATGAACCATTCCAAAGTTCTGTAGTGTTAGAAGCACTACCAGTAGTTCCTCCAGCTATGACAGCGGCGGTAGTTGATCCTGATCCTATA